GCGTTTCTCCACACATTCTTTACATTGACTACCGTTTGCATACCTGAACTCATTTTCGTTTTTTAATTCTTTGCAATAACGACATTGTTTCATAACGTCCCCACTTGACGTTCCACATGGTTTTTAATGGCGCCAGGGCGGTGTGGTGCCGCCTTTTCGCCCCGTCGGGCTAGGCGCAATTTCCTATGATTCTATATAATTACCTTCATTATCAACGATTACAGTCCTTACAGTGCAAAGGCAATTTATTCTATTTGTACCATTGTTTTCAAAATTCCACCAATTTTCTTGCTGCTCCACGGTATAAACGAGATAATGCCGCGCCGCGTGCCACTTACGGGTCCGGTTCGGGAGTAGCGCCGATATGTGACGCACCAACGGCTTAAACCCGCTGATCTCCCCGGCCTGTTTTGTGGCCCTCATTTTCGCATCGTTAAAAGCTCTGTTGACCTCAGTGCGTGCAATCCGGTCCGCGCTTGAATCCGAAACGTCAAAGCGCTCACGTATCCGCTTAGCTATCTTTGCGGGCGGTATCCCCGCCTTTATCCCACTATTAATCACCCTTAAAACCTGTGCGGCGGTTGTATCGCTAAGCGATTTAATTATCTGATAATTTTCAATATAAACTTCACGTAAAGCTTGAAGGTATGGCTGTGACGACAGTACGACTTCCGGGGCGATACGTTGCGGGGTGGTCCCACCCGCCCCGATCATGCCAAGGCCAATAGCGATGACGATCAGCCGGTTAAATTCGTGAAGTTCTTCAAGCGTTCCCTGGCGCGTCGGTTGTTCCACCTCTGGGCGATACCACCAATTGAGCGGCATGGTATCCCCGCCCGTTTGCAGCTCATCATTAATCGCGCCCCGTACCCGGTTATTGAAGATTTCGGTCTGCTCCGGGTTTTGGTCGTAATCGTAGACCACTTGCTGCTCGGCGTTGCGTACCTTTGTCACTGTGCGCCTGGTTCGTGGTATTGCGTTGAATAGCGTCAATACTTTTTGCCTCGCCTGTTTTAATCGCTTCTGTAATCGCTTAGCTGTTCGTGCCCTGTTAAAGCGTTGACCGGTCGGATCTCCGGTGGTTTTACTCGCCATCGTCGATTATCTCTGTCCCGGCGTCTATTTCCTCCATGGCCTCATAGCCCGCCATTTCGCGGATCTCATCGCCGGTAAAGGGGACCGTACCGCCGCTCTTAAATTGTGCGTCGTTGATTTTTGCCATCATGTCAGCATTTTCGAGCTGTTCCTTTTGGCTTAGGGCTAATAGATCGTCCCATTCCACCTCATACTCTGCGGCCGGCAGCACGCCCCAGCGGATTAACCAATCAATCATAGCGTTGATCGATTCGGTTCCGAAATTTTCACACCTGCTATTGATAGTTGAGAGAAAAGACCGGCTGTCCTCGCTCGACGCTAAGCGTCCGGTCTGCTGTCCTATCAGGATCGTCGCCGGAATTTTGCAGCTCGCCGCCACGTCATAAAGTGAATTGAAAAAAAACTCCTTCGGGTTCACTAACGTGCTGTCGAGTGTTTTGGCGTCCATTCCTGGTGTCCACATAGCCCTTCGCATGCGGTTGTGGGCAAAATCATCGTATTGCTCGTTAAAGCGTGTCAAAAGCGCTTCATTCGCTTTCGCACTGGCCCCATCTTGCAGATTGAATATGATCGATTGCGCCGCGTTTTTGTAAAATCCTTCCCCGCCGCCACCCAAAATCTTGCGCAAATCCATGAGTGAGTTGTACGGGGCTTCCAGGGCAGACACACCGTAAATGCCGCCGTTATCGGCGTCCTCACTGATAATTACGACACGGTCAGGATGAATAGAAAAGCTACTGGCTATTTTATCGTTGCGATTCCCGATACTCCCGGCGTTGAACTCGAACATCCGGGGCATTCCGTAGTTTTCGCTTTTTGGATCGGTATCGATTTCTTGTACTTCGAGCTGCCCCTCGTAAAGCGGGACTATCTGCATGATTGAGCCGATACCGTTCAGTGTTCCCTGTATCGGCTTATCCGGGCTTTGACCGTCGCGCACCCGGATAAACATCCCGGCATAGCGCCCCACTCTTTGACGCCGGTCAACCGCGTGCATCCGAATCCAGAAGCTAAGCGCATCTGCTAAGCGTTCGAACTCGCGCACGAATTGAGCATTGCTTGATTCTATCTTCGGTATTCGCATCCATGTGATGTCCGGAGGCAGATCACAAACATTTTTTGCAATCCCGAAACGGCGGTACATATTCCAGTAATTATAAAAATCAAGATGTTGCGGATATCCGAAATCGAGAAAGATATTGTGTAAGGTGTCGGCAAAATCGTACCCGCCGCTGATCGCTGAGGCTATGCGTGAGCGCACATCGTTAAGCGTGTTGATTAACAGCTTAGCTTCTTGCGGTCCTATCCCGCCTTTTACTTCCTCTTGCTGCGGCTCGATTTTCGGTCGTCTGAAAAATGAAAACATATTATTGCCCCACGGCCATTTTTAATAGCTGTTCGAACGCTAAGCCTTGGCCGGATAGTTCAGTTAATAGCCACACACAAGCGTCCACCCGGTTAGGCGATAGACCATTACTGAGCCCGGTCAACGGATCAAAATCGATCATTTCATCCTCAAGCTTGGTCAGCCCTTGCTTGTGCCGGACAAAACCAAGCTCATAGAGTGCGGCTATCGGTTCAGCTCTGAGCGTTTTCCCCTTTGTTGCGCGAACTCGTAGCACTCTGCCCAGGAAACCAGCGTTGCGGAGGGTATCTTCGCACATATCACCACCCTGGTTAATTTCGATCACAATGGCGTCCGCTTCGTGCTTTTCGTAGGCCATCATTGCCCGCTCTGCCCACGTCTTCGGGCTCCCCTTGCAAGTATAGTCGGCCTCTATCATGAAAAGATTTTCGGTAAGCTGAGCCCCTACAATTATACCGTGTTCGTCGCTGTTGTCGGTATTCGATATCGCCGGATCGATGGAAACTAAGCGCCTAATCGGATCTCGATGCATGACCGGGTTGCGTGTCAACGCGATCATTTTATCGGTCCATAGCTCGTTTTCTTCGTCGCGTTTTTTTGGGGCTTGCTTATATTGAGCGTACCATTTGCGCCTGTGAGCCCTTAGAGCCTGCTCATGACGTGCATTGTGTTTGTAGGGCCATAACCACCCCTCCGGTAAATTATGCTTAATTTCGATTCCGTGGGTATTTTCCCCTGGGTATTCTTTATCGTGCTCGATAATAACGGGTAGGTTTAAGTGATGCCACTTTTCACCGCTCCCGCCCCGGAGCAAATAACCGGATAGGTCGGCGTAGTCTACGCGCTGCATGATCAGGATAACCGGTACTGTTTCAACTGCTAAGCGGCTGGCCACCGTTTCGTTGTATTTTTGATTGATTGCTTCGCGCTTAACCATCGATAGAGCGTCATCGGGCTTTAGCGGGTCGTCAATAATTAGAGCCCCGGTAAAACGATCAGCGTCCATATGACCTGCTCTGAAACCGGTTACCTGTCCACCCGTAGCTGAGGCCCTTACACCACCCCCGGCAGTGGTCCACCAAGTTTGTTTGCTATCACTATCGTCTTTTGTTTGAACCGGCCACATCTGTTGATAAGCATAGCTTTTAACTATTTCCCGGGTGCTCGCTGAATTGATTAGGGCAAGGTCGCTTGAATAGCTGAGGTGTAAAAACCGGCTTCGCGGATCGATGGCTAATCCGCGGGCCATGTAATAGATAGCCGCTATAGATGTTTTGCTGTATCCAGGCGGCACGTTGATAATTAATCGGCTGATAAAATCTGGATGTGTAGGGCTTAACATGGTACGGTCGAGCACCTGTTGAATGAGCCTGTGGTGATCGGCAACGATCATCTTGGATCCTAGTTGTTGCTTAAAAAAATAACGGGCAAAATAAAGACCGTCCAGCTCGCACTCTAAGCGCCTGGCCTCCATTTCGTCATGCTCGTTATATGTTTTAGTATCGGCAACGATCATCTTGGATCCTAGCAGTCGTCATTTTTAAGCATCTGTTCCCTGATCTTGATGTAATCTTTTTTGTTCAGCCTGCGTGTTTCAATCGGTCCACCGTCGCGCCCGGTAATTTCGATGCTTTTACGGTCCATCCACTTTCCACGCTGGCGGTTCTGCAGCCAGAAAAAACCGCTTGTTGGGTCCGGCGGGATCTCCTTAACGATTTTTTTTTGCCGGCCTTTCCCTGTCGGTATCGGTTGGCCATCTGCTCCTATGACAAAATCCGTCTCGGTAATCGTCTCGGTGATTTTGAGACCACAGGCCCTTTTATAGAGTGAATTTTCTACAGCTAAGTCGGCAATCTCTTTAGTAATTTTTAAGGCGTCGCGCAGGTCGCTTTTAGCTGCT